CGATTCCCATTTTATTTTTTCTCCTTCTTCACTTCCACTTCTTCATCTTCCACTTTCAATTCACATTCAATTTGACTGGTAAAGCCAGCGTCTGAAAGATTGTGCGTCACTCTTGTGATCAGCCAATTGGTTGCGTCAATTTCAGCTTTAAAGCCTGAAAGCGCAATCGGCATTTCTGGCATTAAATCAGGTTCGCCAAAGGCGAGATCAAGGCTAAATGTTGCCACGCCACGCTTAAGCTTATCAAAGGCGGATTTGGCAGCAGTAATAGCGGTTTTTTCGCTAGCATAGGTGTGTCGCAGTGATTTTATTTGAGAACTGTCACTTGTAATGGGTTCTTGTTGCTCAATTTCGTTGTATTTGCGTTTGCTTAATCGTCTGCCTTTCACAGTGCCGTTTTTCAGCGTTCTGCCTTTCGTCATACGCTGTTTTTTCACAATCTTGGTGTTTTCATCAACTGTTACTTCGCCACGCTTGCCGCTGTCTGTATCGTGCCAATACGCCCGCACAGCTTTGTAGTTTTCACTTTCAGCAATGGAAAAATTGTAGTTGTCGCCATTTTTACGGGTGATTTTACGCAGTGGAATATCTTTCCCTGTGGCGGTTTTCCCTTTGCCTAATGGCATAAAGAGCAACGTGCCATTTTTCACCGTACACATTGCCCCGTGTTCTTCCGCAAGGCGTGTCAGCAAATTGATGTCGCTTTCGTTGGTTTGGTCGATATGGTCGATTAATCGGCTTGCAAGCTCTTTCGCCACTTGGCTTTTGAGTTTGTTCCCTTGTGCAATTTCGTTGACGATTTCGCCTAATTTCTTTTTGTGAAATGACCGCTCTTTTTGTTCGGTGAACGTGCCTTTTAAATCTGCCGCTCTTGCCCGAATGGTGAGCTTATCGGCAGATGATGCACCGCCAGAAAACTGCACTTCATCGACCGAATATTTCCCTTTGTCAATCAGCGGTGCGCCTTTCCAACCAATGGCAAGGCTGATTGTGGCATTGCGTGGCGGCAAAGCCAGTTTGCCGTCATGGTCGGATAATTCTAAGTCGAGCGTGTCCGCTTCCAAGCCGCGATTATCGGTTAAAGACAAATTGATCAATCGGCTTGATACCACTTGCGTGATGTCCTGCTGTTTGTTGTCTTTCGTGGTGATCACCACTTTAAAAGCGGGGGTGCGGTGATTGTCGTTAAAATCTAAGCCTAACATTACAGATTACTCATTAAACTGTCTGCAATGGCAATCAACATCGGATCGTCAGTGCGTTTTAGGTTCATGGTGAAGTCAATGGCACGGGGTGCGCCATCGCCAAAGAATTCTGTGCGGGTTTCTTGGATGTTTTCGATCACAAAAAAGCCGATGATTTCAAAGGTTGCACCGTCAATCAGTGGAAAGGCACCGCCACTGTCTGCCATTAATTCCAACGCTTTAATGGAAAATCTTCCCCCCGTGATTTCGGGTATAAGTCGCCCGCCGATTGTCACGGTTTCGCTTTCCTTTCCGGTGAATTGTGATTTCGGCATTGCGCCCACAATCGCATTGGTTGGATGACGCCATGTTGATGTGCGGTCTAAGCTTTGGAAAGGCACTGTTTGCCGTGTAAAAACGAACATACCAAGTGCGGCTAAAGCAAAGTTTTGAAACATTATTTACCACCCGTAATTTCGATTGTCTTTGTCACCAATAAAATATCAATAGAAATAATCCAACCCCACCCGTCAATGTTGTGATACATCAAAAACGTGGCGTACCCTGTGACGGCAATAATTGATAAAAAATAGAAAAAGAAGATTAGAATTGATTTCATGTTTTATCCTAAAGAAAAGTGCGGTCAAAAAATCCCGTGATTCCTGACCGCACTTGGTGAATTAGCGAAAGAGAAATGCAATGCCGAAAATCACAAGCAACCAAAATGAGATGGAAAGAATAAAGATTCCACGCCATACAATATGCCGCGGCATATTCAATAAATAATCAATCAGTTTCTGTTTCATTTCGTTCCCTTGCTTTTTCTCGCCATGTCATTAATTCAGCAAATGTCATTTGCTCAAAGGCTTGTGGTTGCCAATGGAAAATCAGTGCAATGTCCGCCATGGCATCTTCGACCGTGGCGGCAATCATTATTCGGTCGCTTCCGCTTCCGAATTCTTCCCTAAAAAACCGACAGCCACCGCCGCAAGCTCGGTGAAGTCTGCCACTTCCATTGTGGAAAAGTCTGATTTATGCAACACAGGATTTGTCACGCGTGTGAGTAACACTTGCAATGCGTCCACGTCCATTTGCAACACATCAAACATTTTTAAGCCTTTTAATGCCGGCACGGTTGGTTTGTTGACGGTGATTTCGGTGATTTTGTTTTCGCCACGTACAAGCGGATTCGTTAATGTGATCACTTTGCTGTTTTCGTTTTTCATTTTTTATACCTTTAAAAATGCCACGCTTAAGCGTGGGGGAGTGATTTAATAAAAGCCCCTTGCGGGGCTAGGTGGTGATTAGATGCCAATCGCTGAACGGTGCTCTGCCAAGCGGTCAGTACCGCCGACAATAAAGATTGAGTTGAGCAAATCAATCTCGACCAAATCTTTGCCGTTTTCGATGATTTTGTAATAGGTTAATGGCACGGTGTAGCTTTGTTCAGTGTCATCGCCTGATTTGCTTGTGCCGTTGTCAATTTCGCTGAAACGACCACGCATAATCAATTCAATGGCGGTGACTTCTTCGGTGTCGTCTTGTTGGTATGCACCCGCAAAGCGTAATGCTGAACCGTCAATTTTGCCGCCAAATTCTTTGATGAGTTCGGTCATGTAACCGCCCATTTTGAATTGCGCTTCCAAGCCTTCCACGCCTAAATTCACTTTCACTGGACCAATCATGCCGCCTGCACGGTATTCTTCCAGTTTCATTGCCAATTTAGGTTGGGTAATTTCGGTGACTTGGCCACGGTAAGAATTACCGTCCGCCAAGAAGTTCATGAGTTTTAATTTACGTGGTAAAGCCATTTGTTATGCTCCTACTTTGGCAATCTCTGCGGCGAATTCCACAAGGTATTCATCGCTGATGTATTGGTTAAAGCCTAATTGTTCTAATGGTGGAACAGGGCAGTAATCATAAGACACAAGTAGTTTTGCATCTTTTAAGGTTGCGGCGGTGTTAAGTTCGGCATTGATAAACGCTTTACCACCGATTAAGTAACCTTTCGCTACATATTCACGCCATTTCGCATTGATCGCTTCCACGATTTCTTTCACCAACATCACGCTGATGTTTTTATCTACTGCCCAATCAAAAGATTGTGCGATGGTGTCTTTCAACACTTGTGCGGTGCGGGTGTAGTTTTCGTAGATGAATAACTTGTCGGCTGAACAGGTGCGTAAGCCCCATAATTTGAAGCCATTGTGATTGACGCAACAAGTGATGCCTTGTTCGTTCAGATAGTTGACATCGGTCGCACTGTCGTTAATGTCAAATGAAAGTGGTTTAGTCACGCCAGTGACGCCAGTTAAACCTTTGTTAGAAATGCAAGTGTGCCAGCCGTATTCTTTATCTTGATACGCACGCATTGCCGCCGCACGGACAACAGCATAATCCACTTCGGTTGCTTTGGTGTTCGGGTTGAACGACAAGAAGTCGCCGAAAATCAGCATTAATTCACGCTGTGAGAAATTACGGCGATAAGTCACCGCTTCTTCTTTGGTTTTTGCTGAACCGCACGATGCATACACAAAGCCATTCAATTTTTTCGCCACGCTTAAAAGCTCGGTGGTGACATCTTGGCTGTCATACTTCGGCACGCAGAAAATACGCGGTTTCACGCCACAAACGGCAGCAGATACCAAGAACGCTTTTAAGCCAGTGTAATTGCCGTCACTGTCCACTGTGCCGATGACGTTTGCTTTCATTGTGCTTTCGTCATCACTTTCTTCCACACGAATGACGACCACTTTACAATTTACAATATCCGCAATGCCATCCAATGCACGGGATAATGTGCCTTGTTTACCGGCTTTCGCTTGGACTTCGGCGGTGATGCCTGTTAAAAGAGTGGGTTTATTGAGTGGGAAAACAGTTGCGTCTGCATCTGCTGCCGTTGCCACTAAACCGATCACGGCAGTGGATGATGTGGTGAGTGTTCGCAAGGCTTCGGCAATTTCCGTTACCTTGACCCCATGGAGATATTCATCAGACATATTTTAGCCCTATGGTTTCTATTGGTT